CGGTCATTATATCTTCTGGATACGAAAACGAACCTATCTGATATTGTGAACCATCTAATGATATAGTTTGTGGTGGTTTATTTGGATCATAAGGATTATACTTGTAATTACTAGTTACCGCAGGTGTAGGTTCAGGCGATACATCGTTTGCTCCATTTAGTGTTGCCATAACATTTCTCTTTTTATTACTATTATCACTTATTTATATAAATATTCTATATGAAAAAACAAAAATATCATCAAGGATCTTGGACTCCAAAACATACCAACAAGTACGATGGTGACCATACCACTATCTTCTATCGTTCTAGTTGGGAACTTAAGTTTATGAATTGGTGTGATAATAACCCAGCCGTGTTATCTTGGTCTTCAGAAGAAACTGTTGTTCCATATAGATCCCCAGTAGATATGAAACCCCACAGATATTTCTTAGATTTCAAAATTAAAGTTAAATCTAATACTGGAATAAAGACTTACTTGGTGGAAATTAAACCAGAAATTCAAACTCGACCACCTAAAGCACCTACTAGGAATTCTAAAAGGTATCTATTAGAATGTAACACATTTATGGTTAATCAATCAAAATGGGATGCTGCTGATAGATGGGCAAAAGATAGAGGTTGGGAATTCATAGTCTTAACCGAGAAACATTTATTCTGATATAAATAGTTATAAGACAAACTGAGGATTAATTAAATGCCAGATAAAAAACCAGCATCATACTATGATGTGTTCTCTTTAAACAAATATAATTTAGCAGATATCACAAAGAAGTCATATTCTTGGTATACGCAACAATCTTTATTGTTAAAAAGACAGGGATTTACTGCCAAAAAAGTTATCAATAATCCTAGTGCAATTAAAACTGCTAAAGTTATTCCTGGCAAATTGTATATGTTTGGGTATGATGCAAAATACAAAGATACATTACCTCATTGGGATATGTTTCCTATGGTGTTTCCGTTCAAGGTAGTTCCTGGTGGATTCCTTGGATTGAATATGCATTATCTACCTGTCGCTTTTAGAATAAGATTACTTGATAGATTAACAGAAATAGATGGTAGCAAGAAATATACAAAGAGAGTAAAGTTGCAGTTATCTTGGGATATGATATCAGGTTCATCTAGGTTAAAGATGTTAGCACCTTGTGTTCATAGATATCTTAATGACCACGTAGTTACACAATTTCGTGAAGTAGAAAGAACAGATTGGGCAACAGCAATGATGTTACCATCACAACAATTCATCGGTGCAAGTAGTTCACAAGTTTGGAAAGACACAATGAGAAAAGCAGGAGCAATGTAATGGATATTGTTAAAGATCCAAACTATAAAAGTTTAGGATTAGATAGTTTTATATCTAATGTAACAGGGAAAGGAATATCTAAAGCCAATTACTTTAGTGCAGTTATAACATATCCTCGGGCAATGATGTCATCAGGATTTACTTTACCTATATCGCAACCTAATTTTTCTCTACAATGCGATACTGCATCCATTCCTGGAATAAGTTTAATAACCAATGATGTTGCTGTGTATGGTGAAGCAAGACAAATGCCAACACAAAGATTATTTTCTGAGATGTCTTTTTCATTCTATGCAGATATAAATCTGAATATTAAGAGATTCTTTGATTCTTGGATGGACTTTATTATAAATCCTACTACTAGAACTTGTAGATATTATGAAGATTATGTCACTGGAATGGAAGTTGTCGTTCACGATAAGAACCTTAACATTAGATACAAAGTTAATCTATTTGAATGCTATCCTAAATCTATTCAAGATATTCCTTTAGATTATAGTGATGTTGCACCTATGAAGTTAAGAGTTTCTATGATGTATAAGTATTATACCATTGATAGTGATATTGTTGAAAAAGAGAAACTCCAAGCAGTTATCAATAACAGTGTAAATTCGGATGTTTCTACTCCTATTACAGTTGCAAAATTCACAGGCGTTAATAATGTTGCACCAGATCCTACGCCTCCAGTATCTGCCAACTTTAAATTCATTCCTTATAAAAAATAAATTAAAATATGAATATAGATGATAAGTTAAGCGAAATATTTAATCTTGAGCCGATTGAGGGAGATTTTATAACAAAGAAAGGTATAGTGATTGTTCCAACTGATAATGCAGTAGAAAATGATTGTGATAACACAAGAAACAATCTGTATGGATTATTGCAGAGTGGTCAAGATGCCCTAGAATCAGCCTTGGAAATAGCAAAACAATCTGAACACCCAAGAGCATTTGAGGTAGTTGGTAATTTGATAAAACAACTTGCTGATATAAACCATCAATTATTAGATGTTCATATCAAAAAACAAAAGATGACAACAAAAGAACCTGAGAAAGCAGCATCTGTTACGAATAATTCTATATTCGTAGGTTCAACCTCGGAACTTAATAAATTTTTAGATAATATGAAAAAAGGTGAATCATAATGGCATTACCAAAACAAAATACAGCAATCTATACAACTATCTTACCATCAACAGAACAAAAAGTAAAGTTCCGACCTTTCCTTGTTAAAGAAGAAAAGGCATTGTTGATTGCTCAACAAAGTGAAGACAAAAATGTAATGGTAGATACACTTAAAACCATTATCAAAGATTGTGTTATTGATAAGATTGATATAGATTCTTTAGCAATGTTCGACCTTGAATATCTGTTATTACAAATTAGAGCAAAGTCTATTGGTGAAGTTGCAGAGTTAGTTTTTTCTTGTGATGTATGTGAAGATCCAAAAGCCAAGGTTAAGATATCATTTGATTTAACTCAAATCAAGGTAACTAAGGATCCTAATCATACAAAGAAAATAAACTTATTTGATGATGTTGGGATTGTTATGCAATACCCTAACATAGATGAGATTACTACCTTTAGTGATTTGAACCTTGACAATATTGAATCTGTATTTGATTTGATTATTGATTCTATTGAATATATTTATGATGGTAATGAGATTTATCATACCAAGGAACAACCGAAGTCTGAAGTCGAGGACTTCATTAATAACTTGACTCAACAACAATTTAAGTTAATTGAAAACTTTTTTGAGACTATGCCTAAACTAAGACAGGATGTCAAATACACTTGTCCTATTTGTGCTAAAGTTCATAACAAATACATCGAAGGTATTGAATCTTTTTTCTAGTAGCTCTATGTCACGATAGTTTGGCGAATTATTACAAAATGAACTTTGCATTATTGCAATATCATAAATATTCATTATCCGACATAGAGCAAATGATTCCTTTTGAACGTGAGATCTATATTTCAATGCTTACTAATTTTTTACAAGAAGAGAAAGAACGACAAACCCAAAGGTAAGATAAGATGATAGATTTACTCGCCAAACAAAACGAACATTTGCTTTCTATCGTTAATCTGATGAAGACCGATAGGTTGATGCAGTTGGCTCAGACCTATGGTATCAGTGAAATTGATAAGGAAAGTGGTAAAGAAGAACATACACTACTTGAAATTTCTGAAAGTATAAAGACTGGTCTTAAGCAAGAAAATCAACATTATAATGAAGAACATTCTTTAATCACTGAATATAGAAAGGATGATGGTAAAGATCAAGAAAAATTAAACAAACTCGATGATGATAGAGCAAAGAAACACCTAGATGCATTAAAGAAAATACAAATCGGAATAGAGAAGAATAATAATTTCAGAGATATCGCTGATAAAGCGAAAGGCGAACCTGTTCATACTACTTTCAAAGAAGACTTTGGAAACCTGAAAGATAAGTTTTCTTCAATGAAAGATAAGGTAAAAGGTGCAACTGTTGGTGGTGTTCTTAAAGGTGCCAAGGATACAATCTTATCAGCTGTATCACCAAGATATGCCGATAAATTAGATTATATGAAGAATGAAAGGAATCTTAGAAATCTAAAAGATACTCCTGCAACAACTAAGAAATTAACTGAATCATATGACGAAAGAAGTAGATTCCTACAAGCAAATAAAAAGAATGAAGCAAAGTTAGTTCAAGAAAGAGGTTCTTTATCAGAAGAAGAATATCTTAAAGGAAATAAAGGATTCGGTAGAGAATATCAAAAAGAAAAGGCAAAGATTGGTAAAGGACTTAAGAAAACTGATGCTAGATATCGATTAGATGATATCAAAGAAAACCCTGTTGGAAAAGAAGATTTACCATTAAGAAAGTCTGTTAATAATATTGCAGAAGTTGCTACAGAACAAGCAGATGATATTCAACCAATGATGGCTTCTAATATTTCCAATGAAGATGAAATAGAATCAAATCGTGCAACTAAATTATATCAAGACACTCAACTAGAACATAGCACAACACAAAACGAAACTTTAACAGAACAATTAGATACTCAAAAAGAAATATTAGACATACTCAAGAAACCAGTAGCAGAGGGCAATGCACCTGCTTCTAGTGGTTCTGGAATAGATTTATCTGGTGCTGGCACTGTCGCTAACAAAGCAGGTGGATTCTTAAAGAAAGCAGGTAGTATTGCATCAAAAGCAGCTGGTGTTCTTGCTGCTCCATTAGCAGTAGGAGTTATCGGTGCAGGTATTGCTCGTGCTGGTGCTGAG